AATCATCTGTTTCAAGTACTCGCCTATCAAACTGCTCTCGTGCCTCTATGTAGGACATTTCGCCCCTACCTTTACATAGGTATAATATTTCTCTTGTAAATTTATCTTCGCCTAGTGTTGCTACATCTGCGTTTAGTCTATCACTGGATCCCCAGTAAGTCCGCCAATCGCTTTCTTTGTAGCCTCGTCGTTTATTTTTTTTGCCTTTTAGAGGTGGCTTAGTGGTTTTAAATTTTGCTAGTTTTTTGCCTACGTATTTTTGACCTGTAGTGGTATTTGTGATGAGATAGACGAAACCTTCGTACTCGTCTGGTATAATATCTATCTCTTTGCCTTCATAAGTCCACTGCATCAATGTACTTATTATTTGCCTTTATCTTTTGCCTGCTTCTTGGTTTGATATGTGTCGTGTATCTCGTCCATACGCTCTTTTGCAAGTTTACGTATTTCACGCAACCATCTTCTACTTGCTGCGTGTGTTCGATGCGACTTACGAGATTCAAACGCTTCATTAGATTTAAAATAGTTTATGTAAGCCTTTGTTAATTTATCGTGAGTGTCATCATCAATCATAATACTCTGCCTCCAACTTAATTGGATTATCTCCGCTTGCATACGCTGCAACTTTAGTAGTACAATCTCCGCCTATGCCTTTTAATAATGCTCTTTCTAGTTGTGCTTGTCTAAAAGTTAAATCGTGATTTATTTCTTTAACTATATCGCCGGCCATAAGTCCCTTTACAGTCTGCAATGCAATAATGCCTTGTCCTACTGCTGGTATAATAGGTAAACGTGTAACGGTTCTTTCTATACCAAGTGCTTGAAGCCCAGCCTCTGCTAGTATTATAGCATCATACTCGCCGTTGTCAAGTTTATTAAGTCGAGAATCTATATTTCCTCTAATAGGCTTAATAACAACATTCAAATTAGCATATAATTTTTCTAATTGTGCGTTACGCCTCGGACTACTAGTACCTAATACAAATCCGTCAAACACATTGCCTATCAAACAGTCATATGGACTATTACGTTCTAGTACAGCACCAATTTCTAATAACGGATGTTCTACATCACCAGGCATATCTTTAAGACTATGTACAGCAACATCAATAGTACCATTTAATAATTCTTGTTCAATTGCATTACAAAACACACCCTTTCCGCCTATTTCGTGTATAGGTGTATCAGGATGTAAATCGCCTGCTGTGTTAATAACAACAATTTCTGTATCACAAGAAAGTTCATTACATACACGTTCTGCATATGCTAATGCAAGTTTACTTCCTCGAACACCTATTCTAAGAATCATAGTGCTGTCTAACCTTTTGAACAAAATAGTTTACATTTTCTGTAGGAGTAGTTTTTGTAATGCCGTGACCTAAACCACAAACCCAACCAGTAGTATTACTTACTGTGTCTAACCATTTGTCTAATTCATACTGAAATAGTTTTGGCTCTAATAACATATAGGCTTCGTTAAAGTTGCCTTGTACAAAGCCTGTAGTAGTGTTTAATGTTTTTTGTAAATCTACTGTGCTATCAATGCCAATCCCTGTCCACTTCATTTTCTTTACTTTAGACAAACTAGAAGCAGGAAGTCCGCGAACATAGTAACCTACATCTCCAATGTTTGCAATAGATTCTAACATTGGCAAATACGTTTTATCGTAATAGTTTTTACTAATATTACCTAAGCCACTGTCAAGTATCATAACAGCGTCAGCACCAGCTGCTTTTTGTACTCTAATACTATCTTTTAGTAATGGAATGATTACCTTTTTAAGATACATTGTTTTAAATTCATTGCTTGCTTTGTTAGCACCTAGTGCATAGTTAAGCAAACTCCAAGGACCGCCAACAAAGCCGATTAGACTTTTATTATTTGGAAGAGCTGTACGAGTTGCTTCTAGTGCATTACTTTGAAATTTGATATGGTGTAGTGCTTTGTCGACGTCGGTATATTGTTCCCAGTTGTCTTCACTAAGATGTATTTGAAACTTAGGACCCGGATCAAACTTTAACGGAAGACCTAAGCCTTCTAAGTGCCAAAGTATATCACTAAACAAAATTGCAATGTCAAAATCAAACTCGTTAATAGGTAACATTGCAACTTCAGACGCAATTTTAGGAAGTTTACACATTTGTTCAAATGTAAATCTCTCTTTCATTTCCATATAGGACGGTTGATATCGTCCTGCTTGTCTCATCATCCAGATCGGAGGACACGATTGCTCTACTCTGTTTATTGCATTTTGAAACTTTATATTTGTCATTCTACTATGTCAATATCATTTTCATAACTTGTAAATCCGTTTTCTTTAATAACTTTCATAACATAATTAACACGACCAACTAGTTCGTCTTTATGCGAGATAAGGAATACATTCTTGTCGCCTTCTCTGCCCATCTTCTTAATAACACTTAGTGAATTTTCAACACCTGCAGAATCCATTCCACTGTCGATAAGCTCATCAATAAACAATAAGTTAATCTTTTGATATAGACTTTCCCAAACATCACGGAATGCAAAACTCATACCGAGTATAAGTCTGTTACGTTCACCTCTACTCAAGTTATCAAAGTCTAAGTCTTGTCCTAGCTGTGTAATTTCAACAGCAAGATCGTTCTGGAACACAACTTGATGCGGTAATCCTAACTTGTCGAGATAATGTGTAAGTCTATTATTTAGATATGCTAAGTTTTGATCAATAATCTTCTTACGAATAAAACTATCTTTGTTAGTAAGTAGTTTTAGTAAAAAGTCTTGATGTTCTTTATAATCAGTAAGATCATTAACTGGTGTCCAGTCAATTTCTTGCATTGCTGTATTATTTAATTCATCAATTTGTGTTTGATACGGATCGACATCGTCCTGTTTGTTAGCAAGTGCCTGTTTTAAACTATCAACGTTTTGTCTGTGATCATATGCTTCCTTAGCAGTGTCATAAAACACAGTAGGCTTACCGTTGATATCACCAATATCTTCGAGACTCTTTGTAACATCAACTACCTTGACAGAAACTTCAGTCTGATATGCAATTGCATCAGCAAGCTCTTTATCTTTGCGAGTTGCAATCTCTGCTTTTTTATCTGCGTGAAGTTCTTGACCACACGTATAACAAGTTGCATCTTCTAGATCTGCAATATCTTTATTTGCCTTTTCAACACTCCTGTCAGCACGTACTAGTGCCGGTTCTAATGTGCTTAATTCTTTTTTAAAGGATAAAATAGCATTATTATGCTTTGTCCAGTTTGATAATTTTTCGTGTGCTTCTAATTCTGTGTCAATATCTAATTTTTCTAATTCAGTAATACCTAACTGTAACTTAGCACAGTCTTGATCCTTCTTAGAAAGCCAAGCACGTTGTGTACGACCTAGACTATCAACAGTTGTTTGTATTTTTTCGTTTGCACTTTGAATAGCATTAATTTTTAATGTTTCTTCAGTAATAGCATCTTTAGTTTGCTTAGTTTGTTCTTTAAGTGCATCTGCTTTTTCACTTAGTATAGTAATGCCAAGCAGTTGTTCAATAATAGCACGTTGATCATTTTGACGCATACTTAGAAACGGCTCAGTATATGTGTTTAATGCAACAATGTGCTTGAACATATCGTGAGACATATCCAATAAGTCGTTAATAAACTCTTGCGTCTTGCGACTGTCGCCTTGCGACTCGTCTGTCATTTCTTGTTCTTGTTCGTCTACAAAAAACTTTAATAGATTAGGCCCACGGCCGCGTTCAACTCTATAATCTACATTGTTCTTTTCAAAGTGTAGCGTAACAAGCATACCCTTTGAGTTTGTTTTGTTAATTAAGTTGTTAGCTCTAATATTTGTAAGTGCTTTGCCATACAATGCATATGATAATGCATTAATGATGGTAGTTTTACCAGTACCATTACGTGATCCGCTATCATCGCCACCTTGATCTAGATTCTCACCTAGTACAAGTGTTAGTTGCTCGCGGTTAAAGTTAATAGCTTGAGTCTGATTGCCCACACTCATAAAGTTTCGTACTGTGAGGTCTTTAATTTTTATCATAGTTCGTTATAAATGTCCATTAGCGTCTTCTTATTGAAGTTGTCTGAGTCGATTGCGGCAATTTCACCAGCAACAATTTGATCGACACTTTCAAATTGCTGGATATCTAGTTGTGTACTAATTTCTTCTAGTGATTTCTGAGGAATCAAACTAATTTCACGACACTTATACTGATTAATGAATGTTTCTTTAATAAAACTTGCTTCTTCATAGCTAATAGGCAAGTCTAAATTAACACGCAAATACATATTAGGTTTAATAAACGTATCAGCTTCGTCTATCAGCTTGCTAAGTTTAATTGTTCGATACTTAGGACACTCTGACCAATTAAGGTATTCAGGTTCTTTGTTATT